AACTACTTCTGTTAGGTTACAGAATTGTTTATCACGTAAAATTATCTCGCTGCAAGGATTTGTTCCGTAAGTCAATGTTTCATCACGTCTTTTCCATTTAGCAGCTTGTTTCTGCGCAGCAACTCTATTGAATATACCACGTTCACCTGACTTAGATTTAACTAAGGATACCCACTCATCCATGAATGTTTCCATATCAGGCTTCTCTGTATAAGCAACTGAGTTATTAGCTAACCCTCGCCATGCAAAATCATTGTACCAGGCACCCATTTTAGCCTCTCTCATGCGTTTATCTGTAAGATTTGATAGTGAGATAAGGGCAGAACGTCTAACACCACCAACGACTACAATTTCTCCTACCATACAAATAATATCATGGACCTCTAATGAGGTTAGTTTACGACCTTGAGCATGTTTGAATGACTCTACTACGAAATCAAACAATCTCTTTAATGGCTCTGGACCACTAGCTCTACCACCAAATGTCTTTAGCCTAGCACCTGCTGGTCTAACATTAGAGTAGTCAATCTTGGGTATATCTCCTTCCCATAGACTAGATAATAGTTTCTTAAACGACTTCGCCCAGCCAAGCTTACTGTCACCAACAACAATAGTATCATCAGTGTTACTAAGTACCTCTGGTATGCTAGGTAGTTTACTAATCTCTTGTCTCTCACAACTAAAACCAACTCCTGTTCCATTCATTAAAATGTATAATGTTTCACTAAAAGCTCGTTTATTATTAATAGCCAAATAAGAGCAATTATAAGCAGCAATGTTGTCCCTTTCACATGCTTCTCCTGCTGACATCATAAGCCTCATAGAAGGCATGATTTCTAAATTAAGTATTGCTTCACGTATATCCTTAAACTCTTTGTCTAATCCTTTGTTTTTAGACTTAAGGTATGTAACCATTCTGTCTACTGTTTCTTCCCAGGTCTCACGTCGCTTAAGTTCTGGTATAAAACGTGCATATCTTGATGATGCTATTACCGATTGGTAAATATCCAATGCTATCTCCTGTTATTCTTCGTTAAATATGTCTAATTGTTTAGTATGTTCTTCTAAATCATTAGATAGTTCTTCGAGATTGTCCTCGATTTTGTCTTGAAAGTGATTAACTATATCTTCTGATGAAATGTCAAGTACTTCAAGAAGAGTTGTTTCATCTAGCTTAGTTAATTCTTCACAGACTTCTTTGAATGATAGAGCCATAGTTATGACCGACCTTTAGTCTTTTTGACCTTATCAAATTGTTTATCATTAGGCTTGGAACCAAAGATTCTGTCCCACCCTTTCTTGTATTTATCATTTGGTACACTAGTCTTTAACTTTGCACCAGGAATTTCGTAATCATTTGTACCATTAGTTCCTGGCATAATTAATCCTTTGTAAATTTAGGTTTCTATAGTTCATATCTGCTCCTATGTTGGTGGAGTAGGCGAGAATCGAACTCGCGTCCAACATGCTAAATTAATGTTACATGTTGTCGAAACCAAAGCTACCCCTATTTTGTTATAATGTAAATACCACTATAGCATATAAACCAATAAGAACAGCTATTATAACTAGATGACCTATGGTTGTTGTAAATAAATTTTTCATTTCTTTTTCTCCCTTATGCAATAACCACGCATGTTGTAACTACCCATGCTACTATCAATAGAACACCACCACTGACTTTTATCCCAGATTTTAGCAGGTTCTTTGCATTTATTGCAAACTCTTTTTGTTTTAAGTTTTTCCATTTTGATATAGTTCTTTTAGTATTTCAATATAATGTATAGCTTTATCTAAATCTTGTAACCCATTCTTTTCTTTAAATCTTAATAGATACTTAATAACATTACCTTCAATGAAACCAATGTTATTACTTGTTATAAATTCTATAGGTTGTATCTTATAGTTAGTATAATGTTTACCACCTACTTGTTTTTTAGTTGCTGTCATAATAATATTATAGCATATATTACAGAGAAAGTCAAGCTATTTCCTATACTTTCTTTTTAAATAATGTAATGGTATTGCACATTCATCAAATGAACCATCCTCTACATTATGTAACATGTACAATCCTCTCCAATGTTGATTAGTTTGATGAGATAAGTATGACTCATCATGTAGATAACAACTACCACTAATGATAGATGTCATTTGTTTACCATCTGCTCGCATACCGTATGCTATATCATGTCCTTGCTGATGCCCAGCTACACATGACATATGCTTCTTAGTAAGTAAAGCACGTGCTGATGTTACTGGTCTACCCATAACACCACTAGCAAAGTAATGACTGTATGCAACACCATCAATACTAGTTACTTCTAAGAATGGAATTACATCCCATCCTGCTTCTTTGTATTGTAAATCATCAAATGATATAAGACCATCTAGCTTTCTGTCATACTCAATGGCTGTGTTAATACGTTGCTCATGGTTACCCATAGTTAGTACCATCTTAGGTTTGTATAACTTCTTCTTAGCTTTAGCTAGTCTTTTGTTAAGTGCTTTCATAGGTGCTAGCAATGCTTCCATGCCCTTGTGAGCAGCTTTAATATCTGCTTTGTAAGTTCTACCTTCAAAAGATTTTTTACCTACATCGTAGGATGATAAGCTAGGCATGTCTGCAAAGTCACCAATCATTACAATTACATCTGGTTGTTTGTCAACAATGTACCTACCTATCCATGTTAAATAAGATAGGGAAATCCCAGGCTTAACCTGGGTATCTCCTATTACTAAATGTTTCTTCATTGCATAGTCTCCAGTGGAAGGTCTACTTCTGTTTCAGCGAACTCTTCCTCTGCTGTTTTAATTATACCCTCACGCATGAGAGCTTTGATAGCAAACGATAACAAGAACTCTGTCTCTTGTTTGTTAACTTTAAAATCAAAGTCTACACTACCATCTTTACTTTCTTTTAAGTTTTTTATAATCATTTATCCAATCCTTTCTAAAGTCTAGCCACATGAACCCTTGTTTCTCAGCCCACTGCCAGTATGTTGTTTTGCTGCGTTTGGTTATCTTGTTATCGGGATTCATAAACAAGAAAATTATGGTGACTTCAGGATTACATTCTTTAAACCAAACCATCTTTTGTCTAGTAGCTAAGTCAAGCTTACCCTTTGCTTCTATGTATACATTCTTTGCCATACGAAAGTCAGGATTATATTTCCGTGACTTGATGGGTTGTATGTATTCTATTACATCAGGTTCATACTTAACACTTGGGAAATGTTTTTTGAGTACTGCCCAAGCTTTAACTTCTAGTTTACTTTTGAACGTAGGCATTAAACCTGTCCTTCCATACATCCTCCTCATTCTGCATTATCCATAGTACTGATGCGTTCATAATGAACTCGTCATCATTACCATATGCATTACGAACAGCATCAAACATCTGCTGTTCAGTAACACAATCTGCAAGTAAAGCTTTAGCCCGTTTGTTACCTATCTTCTCGATACCTTTGATGTTATCAGCAGTATCACCTTTAAGACATTGCTCAAAGAATAATCTCAATCCTCCTAGCTTTGTCTGTTCAGTAAACTTATCGGGCTTTGTCCAGCCTTTACCTTTAATCTCCCATGAGAAGTGTTTACCTGGGACCATTAGTAAATCTTTATCTAACGATACAATCATAGTATCATCAGTCTGATTAATGCCTAGGGCATCATCAGCCTCTAATGTATCAGGTGCAAGCTCCGCATTCTGTTTCTCTAGAGCATATTCTCGTAGAGCTTCCAGATGTACGGGCTTAGGTGCAGTACGATTAGCTTTGTACTCAGGATAGATAGTCTTACGGAAGTTAGACTTACCTGATAAGAATGCACGATAGCTATCTGCTCCAGTCTTAGTAAGCAATTCATCAAGCAATGCTTCTGCTCTATAGATTGCTATGTTAAGACTATCATTTTCAGCTGACGCTGCACATCTAAACACTACTAAATCATGGTCAATTAATGCCTGCATACTAGTCCTCTAGGTTAGGTAACTCATGAACTTCCAAAGGTTTATATCCATCTATAATAGGAAGATGACTACCATCAAGTGTTAGTGGAGGTAAATCATCTACTGTAGGATTATCATATCCTTCTATAACTGGTAAGTTAGGGATGATTTCAACTATTTGAAAAGAAGTAACAAACTCTTCATGCTCCTTTATAGCCTCCTCTTTGTTAACCTGAGTAGGAGTATCTCTGTCATAGTAACCTATGAGCAATAGGAAGAGTAGTACTCCTCCTAAAGCTCCTAGATTCGTCTTTAGTTTAGTATCCATTAGAATGGTATGTCTGAATCAAGGTCATTAATACTAGCCCCTGACGGCTCTGAACCTAAGACATATCCTTCATATAATTTAGCTAAACTAATTACATCATTAGCTGTTGCCTTGCTTCCCTCTATTGCTAGGGTAGCTACTGCATTACTTAATGATGATTGACGGACTATCATTACTTGCCTAGCAGCACGCTCATCCTTTGTTTCATAGTTACTACCTGAAACTCTAGTGGTTGCCTTAGCTTGAGTAGGTGCTGCTGCATTATTAGTACGTGTATCTGAAGTACTTTCAGCACTTCCTACTGCTGTCCATTGCCAATATCCATTGCCATCTTTCTCTGTTGATACATGTATTACATCACCCTTTGCCCATTCTTGGGCTGCCTTGAATACTGCAGGGTTAGAGAAGGACATTAGTTTTTTAGACTGTGCCTGTCCTTGGTCATTTTTATACATGATTTCAATAGATTGATATTGTCTACCATTCTTTGCTTGATGTGTATTCAAGCTTGATACATCTACAACATTTACTTGCATATATATTTCTCCTTATATGTCAGTTAAGTTTCCCCATGTTTCTCCTACTTGTATATCAACCCTCATGGGTAGGTTGAATTCTTTACCAAACAAATGTTTAAAGTTTGCTGGTACATTTTCAAATGATTCTTTAACTATTTGTACTATACTATTAGTATAACATACCTTTGGGTCAAAGTCAAGCATGATAGAATCATGTACTGTATTAATAAGTTTAACACCTTCCATCTTTGCTATCTTGTTATACAAACTAATACGAGCTATTGTCATAAGGTCAGCACCGAGTCCTTGCACTGGGTAGTTAAGGATTCGTGTGCGTGGATACTTTATGTTACCCATACTGTTTGTTTCAGGTAGGTACTTGTATGTTCTACCTGTAGGCATGATAAGTTGATTAGTTTTCTTTACATCAAACATAAGTTTATCATGCCAATCTTTAAGACCAGTATACTTACGATAGAATTGGTCAATGACATTTTGCCAAAACAATTCATTACCTATGTCTTTAAAGTTAGGGTCATTAGCATAACTGAATGCACTACCACCATAGATTAATCTAAAGACAAACGTCTTAGCTATCAATCTAGATGGTAGACCAAACCTATTTTGGTTATCTGTATGCTGGTCAATCTCATCATGTATCTCTTGATGTGCTGTCTTATCTTGTGATAAGAAGGATGCACATACCCATTCAAGAGCTTTTGCATCTGCGTTAAGTATCATATTATAATCCTGTAGTTTCTACTAGTCTGTGGTTATATTGTAAAATAATACTTTTTCTTAACTCAGACCTAGCTTCATCAGTAAGTAATGACAGTACTGCATTAGGTCCAAGAGATAGTATCATGTTACTAAACTCATGTGCTGTAAAGTGTTGATGTGCTTCTTCTTGTGCTTGTTGTTCTTCAGCGTCTTTAATGTTAATTTCCCATTCATCCATATCCATTATTTATTCTCCGTAGCGTGATAAGAAGAGAGTCTTAATCTCTCCATCAAAGTTTTGTAGGTTAGGACTACTACTGCTTAGCCTACCTGTTTTAGTCCTGCATTGATTCAACTGACCATGTATCTTATTATCTCTCCAGTTCATTGAATCAATTAGTTCAGGCACACCATGATAGTATGTAGTCATACGTTTTTGCATGGTAGCTCGTGCCAATATTGCTGCTAGTATTTCTTTACCAGCATTTGTTTTAGGTTTTAGTTTACGTAATGTTTCTTCATTAGTACTAAAGAATCCTTCTTTCTTAAGTTCACTCTTAGGCAGGGGAGTTATTTGTCTTTGGAATTCTTTATCTCTTTCATCCCATTTATACTTAACTTCGCCTGTGCGTGAGCCAGTTTTATAATGTCCGATGGGGCGTTGAAAACGCTCTTTAATAATCCCACCGTAAAGAAAAGCAGATAAATGCTCCCCAGAATTGGGATTAAAACTATCGTAAGAATGATAGTCATACAACCTTTTATTAAGTTTGCTGATTTGTTCATGTAATTCATCTCCTAATACTTTAGATTTATCATAGTCGTATATCATACCATTGAATTCCATTTCTTGTAGGACAAGTACGTCTTGATTTTGTAAAGATATCAATCGCTTCAAATGAGGAAGGTCATTGCTTCTTTCCATTTGTTTTTTCATTACTTTTTCTGTGAGTTCTACATCTTGCTTAAGGTAGTCAGCAAGTATTTCTTGTGGCACTTTGTCTGTGTCAATACCATTCTTCCAGTAGTTTTCTTTAACTTCATCAAGCTTACTACCCAGGTTATAGTACTCTGCTGTTCCATTAAGTGATGGGTAAGCTAACTCTTGATTAGATAATACATACTCTACTATCTGACAATCCCAGATACGTTTACCTGTGAAGTCAATACCATACCTGCGTAGCCAATGCAAGTCAAACTTTATGTTAAACCCTACAAGCACAACGCACTTATCCACGGCTAATTGGATTCGTTCTAGTGATTCCTTGTAGGGGTCAACGGAGTATTCTATATCATATACTACATACTCTTCAGGTGTAAGCAATCCAACCATACATAGCTTGTTGTTCTTATCAAATGGATTACCTTTGTTACTAATAGTTGTTTCTACATCTAATACTAAGTAGCTCATCTTATACCTCCATTAATAAGGAACATTCTGGTTTGAATTATAGCTCCAGCAGGTGTTCCATAATAGCCTATATGTTTATTATATTTTCTTGCTTCATAGTGTCTAGGCTTATCTTTTCTATAGGTGTAGCCTTTACCCCATGTATCATTTTGATTTGAGTTTTCTTTGTGTGTTACTAATCGTAAGTTCTCAATATGATTATCTAGTTTATTATGATTAATATGATGTATATGCATACCATCAGGTATATCACCATGATGTCTCATCCATACTAATCTATGTTCATATATTCTATGCCCTCCAAAAGTATACTGTTTGTATTTCATAATATTTATAGTTCTTCATACCTCGCTATGTTAGGTTTAATCATGACTTGTTGATTGCCATGACGTAGGTCAGGTAATGTATCTTCATCACCTAACAGTTTATTTTTACTGATGTTTAAGTATCGCATGTTGCTAGTGTTATCTTGTTCTTTACCAATACCAAGTATCCAGTCAGCTTCACCTTGCTTCGCAGTCTTGCTGCTGTCTACATCATCCATTGTTAACCATACTTTACCTTCACCAGTACCACCTGCTTGAGATACTGCAATGACTGGTGCATATATCTTAGCTATTTCTCTAGCCCATTGATATAGTTTCTTAAGTTCAAGGTCATACCTATCACTTTTAAAACCACGTACTTTATCTATCTGGTCAAAGATAATTAATGATGGATTAGTTTCTTTGATAATAGTTTCAATACGACTAGTACTACTACTATCTTCATAGTCATATATTTTAATTCTATTACCAACTTGTTGTTTATATTTATTAGCATTGTTTTCTCTATCATTAAACAATTCTTTGTTAGTCAAACCAAACAGGGCTTGGAAACATCTGACTGCTACCTTCTTACCCTGCTCTTCATTGTTAAACCAGAGTATATCACCATCCGTTTGTGATACCATATGGGTCATCTCTGATGCTAAGAAGGTAGTCTTACCTGTCTCTGGTCTAGCAAAGATAAAACCAAAGTCACCTTTGCGTAAAGAACCTAGTGATTTATTGAGCCAATCTAAACGCCATCGTAGTCCAGGCGTTTGGATTTGCGATTCATATATTTCATGTAAGTCCATGTTAACAGGCTTAGCCTCTTCTGCCTGTGTGTCTTCATGTTCTAATTCATTAAATTTATTTAGTAACTCTTCTACTTTAGCCGTACCATCTTCTACATCTAATGCAAGTTTAGCCACTTCACCTGCAATACATCGCTGCTTGTGTGCACTAAGATATGCATACACATTTTGTTCTGTTAACTTAAGCTCTAGTATTCTATCTAATAGGTCAGATAGTTCATTGCGTTCACTATCTTCTAGTAGATAACTACTATGATATGCTAATTCTAAATCACTCTTACTCATTGAAGTCTTGTCAGACTTCTCATAGTAACTATGAATTACCATAAATAATTTATATAAACTAACAAAGTTAGTTTTAATATAACTTAAGTTTAGATGTTTGTAGAATCTATCGTATGCCGTTCGTTCTGTCATGAATAGCTTGATGATTAACTCTTCAACCATTTTAATATCTCCTCTTTGTTATACTCTTTAGGGTCTAACGCACTTATAATAGCTTTGCTAGTTACACCTGCTTCACGCAGATTGTTTCTTATACGTATAGATTGTTTAGCCTTATCTCTATCTAACCATATATGTACTGTGTCATATTGTTTAGATAACTGGGCGACAACTTGCTTGCTCATAGAGGAGCCAAGCAAAGGTGTAGCACAGATACCTTCACCTCTACATCTAGCTATCTTAATAGCAGACAATACATCTTCTACTGCTACTATTGTTTTACCTTCACCATATATCTCAAGAGGTTTCATACCTTGAGACATATACTTCATATTACCAAAGCCAAAGTTACGGGCTTGCCAGTATCCCGCATTTTGTATTAACACAAGTAACTGTCTGTTCATACACCAAGCAATACCATAGTCTCTTATTTCTTGAGGTGTAATGTTATACTTTAGTAACCATTGCATAGCAGTACGAGGTATCTCTTTTACTGTATCAATGAGACCAATACCATTAGCCACATGTTGTTTCGTTCGCTGTTTGATACGCTCTCTCAACGAGGCTGTGTCAGATTTTTTATCATATTTACTACAACTAAAACAATAATAATTGTCAGCATACTCACCCCTAGCATCACTAGAACCACAGTGAGGGCAAGGTCCTAGCTTTATAAATTTACTCGTCATATTCATCATCTATATGACGCAAGTCTTCTCGCTCGTCAATGTCATTGACATCACTTTGTATAGTACCAAAGCATTTGTTGCATAGGTCTACAAACTCACCTGATTCATGATGCTTACGAGTAGATTCATAGTCAGATAGATTTTTATCACATGCACGGCATCGCATTATTTTATATCTCCTGGTTGACAGCATGACTCTATTATCTGCTGTTGTCTTTCTTCTTCTTCTATTTTCTTTCTATCATTGATAGCATCATAGTCTGGTTCGTTTTCTTCCTTTGGTTCTGGTGTATTAATCCAGTCTTCATCTCTTCGTTCACCATACATATTAGTTACCCTCCATATCATGTATAAATTCATCAACAACTACCTCAACATCTTTCGGGACATCTCGTAGTTCTACTTTATTACCCGACTCATCTTCTACTACTATATACCATCTTAACATAATTTACTCCTTATATAAATAGTATACCATACTATTAATTAAAAGTCAAACGTCTTATTGTAACTATGAGAGTCAGCATCTTCCCATGATTCTACTACAGATGTAGGTACTTTAGTAAAGATAGTAGGGTTCCTGTATTCACCAGTAATTAGTGTACAAGTTTTACTTTTACTATCTACATTTTCTACTTCAACCCATTCACCTTTCTTAATAGTTGTTGTGTCATCACCTATACCATAGTCATAGTCTTCATTACATATTACCCAATCACCAGAGGCGAGGGAGCAGGAGTCCTTGGCTGCCATGGGCAGCGAAGTGCGATGCGTACCTTGCTTATCCCATGCTTGATATCCTGTGTATGTAACTGGTTCAGGTTTCTTGTAGCTATTATTACTATACCATATACCATCATGCCATGAACCTTTCTGTTCATTCATGATACGATAGTTACCATGTCTATCTAGGAAGACTAGCTTACTATAGCCGATTACATTTTCAATAAGCTCTACCATTGGGTCATCAAACAATCCCATGTTGCCATGTTTAGCTACAATCTTTTGTAATATAGACTTGTTAAAATCTATAGTATCTGATTGTTTATCATCACCGTAACCAGAGATAATACCATTATGAATAAAGCCAAGCCCATTATTAACAAGGAACGGATGGCA